CTGAGGATCGATTAGTCAATACAGCTAATCAATATCACCTTTGGATTTTACCTTTAGGTTTTGATATTGGTTTTGGCTTTAGAGCCAGAGTCGTTCAGGGAGATTATCAATCCAATATTAAAATGAATGGGATTGAATTTACAACTAAACAGGGAGAATAAAATGAATAACCAAACTTATAATCATGCAGTCGGAAGCCAGCATTTAGTTGATCTATTAGCTGAATATGTTCAGCAGGCTTCTCATTCAAAACTTTGCATTGTTAATTGTTATAAAGATTATGCAAATTGCAGGGTTAAATTTACTTATAACACTGATCTGGAATGGTCAGCGATTAGAGATGGTATTCGAATATATGAGGCTGAACTATCTAAAAGTAGGTCTAGAACCATCTAAAAAGCCAGTTTTGGGGGGTATTTTAATGTTCAGTTCTCCGATATCCCCCAAAAACCCTTGTTTTTCCCTATAAAAAAAATTTCCAAATTATTTGAAATTAAGAACATTTTCATGTATAAAATTAACTATGAACATTATTAAGGAGAACAAAATGACAGAATATTTTTTCAGAGATGGTGAGAAGGTAGAACATAAAGTATTTGATGATAATGGCAAACTTCACGCTAATAGATATTGTGGAAAATGTGGTGGTACTGGTATGACTGGTTATTACTGGGTTCAGGCTGGAGTTTGTTTTAAATGTGATGGTACTAAAATCGATCCTACTCCAAGAAGAGTTTTCACTAAAGAAGAGTTAGACAGATTAAATAAAAATGCAGAGGTAAGACTAGAAAAGAGAATGGCAAAAATTAAAATAGAAAATAATCTAGTTATTTCTGGAATTGAATTTGGTCATTATTGGAAAAGTTTTAATGAAAGAGTAGAATTTAAATCATGGAGAGAAATTAGAAAATCTAAATATTTAGCCTGTGTCAAAACAGGTTTTAGCTTAGAAATTTTAGAGTCAAAGACAAAAGATTTCTGGGTTAAAGTAAAATCTGACTTTGTTGAATTAGGTAATTATGTCAAAGAATTAACTTTAGTTTTTAGACATGGTTTTGAAACTCAATATGGTTATTCAGAAATTTATAAGTTTGTTGATGACCAGAGTAATCAATATGTCTGGTTTACTTCTTCTTATCCTAAGTTAGAAAAAGGTGAAACTTACAATGCTAAATTTATTGTCAAAGATAATCAAGAGTCTAAAGAATATGGCAAACAGAACATGATTAAAAATTTTAAAATAGTTAAGGAGTCAGCCTAAGAGCTGGCTTCTTTTATGTCCGTCACCAAACTATCAACTAAAGATTTTCAAATTGAAGTCTGTTCTCGTTGTAAAAGAGAATATACCAGAGCCATGATGATACAGGTTTTTCCTAATCATTTTAAATGCGTTATTTGTTTTAATGGGGGAAAGATTGATCCCTATTTAATTAGAACCAGAAAGATTTTAAAAAAATGACATTACATCAATGTACTTGCTGTAAAAAATTTAAACAAAGAACTGATCAAAATTTTAGAAGAGTATCATTAAAAAGAAAAGATATGAGGTTTAGACAACCCTGTAAAGAATGTGAAAAAATAAAGTTAAAAGAATATGATCAATCCCCTCAGGGAAAATTATCTAAAAAAAGAAGAGATAGAAATTTTGTATTATCAGGGGGTAAGGCAATTAGTGATAAAAAATATTATAAAAAACATAAAAAAAGATTAATTGCTGTAAACGTAGAAAAAAGAAGAAATGACAGAATTAATAATCCTCATATCAAAATGAGAGACTCCATAGCTTGTTTAATTAGAATTATTTTAAGAAAAAGGGGTTTAGTTAAAACTGTTAAAACTCATACATATTTAGGTTGTGATAATCTTACTTTTATAAATCATATTAAAAAAAAATTTAAAAAAGGAATGAACTGGAACAATTATGGTCAATGGCATTTAGATCATATTAAACCTTGTGCCAGCTTTGATTTAGCTAAACCATCGGAACAAAAGAAGTGTTTTCACTATACTAATTTACAGCCTTTATGGGCTAAAGATAATCTTTCCAAAGGTGCAAAAATAATGCCCACTGAGAACCAGCAGGCATGAAAATTAAAATAAATGAAATCCCCAATGTACGAGATACATCAGGACTAATAAGACAATAATCTTTTTGAGATTATCCCATGAAGCATATTCTCCATAGTTGTCGATTAGATTAATAAGCCATTGTGCTGTTTTCTTAATCATATTCTACTCCCTTCTATTGAGTAACTTTTTTCACTTTCTCGAATGTTCTAATGCCAGCCATTCCTAATAGTGCCATGACTAAAGGCATTAATACAGACATATCAAGAGATGGCAAAGGATAAGTCTCTATTTTAAAAACTGCAAGAAAAAATACTAAGAATTGTTTTAAGACAAATTCCCAAAAGATTGCTAAAGCACAAGACATTCCAATTAATGGTCTCCAGCTTCGTTGAAGCATCCCACTAATACCTGTTGCAGTGGACTTAGCATCAGCCAGATTAATATCCATTTGTTTTTCTTTTAACTTAGCTTGAATTTTTTCTAATTGAATTTTAGCTTGTTGGCGTTCTTCATCAGTTGTAAATAAATCATCCACCACATCACCCACAGCTTTAATTGTTCCTGAGTTAAATAAATTAAACATCTGTCATTCTCGCTGATAGTTCTGTAATTCTATTCACGACTCCCCTGTATTCTGATCTGCCTAACTTGGAATCGAGTAGCTCCGATCCAGCATTGACATAGTCCTGATCTTTTAAATATTGAATTGTTTTGACAAATTTTCTTAAAGTTGGACTGCCGAGCCAAAATGATAAATGACAAAAAATTTCAAATGCTTCCCCTTCAATGGTTTCAGGATCAATAATTTTTTCTGCCTCTTTAATAGCAACTTTTAAATCCTTCTCAAAGATACCCATAACTTCAGCATTAGTTAAAGGTCGTTCTCTATTTAATAAATGTGTTTCATGGGGTTGAATTAAATGTCCGACTCCAATCGTATATCTTGGCTGTCCATCAAATCGAATACTTGGCTTATCTGCACCACAGATATATTTTTCATATCTAATAGATTCCCAGCGAATAATATCTTTTCTTAATCTTTGTAAATTCATGTCAAAACCTCATTCAAAATTTTTGTTATTCTAGTATTATCCTTATAAATGATCAACTCGCACATTTTATTCTCATAAACGTACAAAAAACAGACTTTAAGGCGTTTCTGTTCCTCATTAGGGGATCGTCTAATGGTTGTACCCTTTTGGAAATTAGTTTGCCTTATACTGGCTGTTTTAACGTCAATTAAGAGTATTTCTCCATCCTCAGGATTGATGGCAATTAGATCAACAGGACTTTGAACAGATTTTTTAGAATAAACGATATAGCCAGCTTTCGTTAGGTAGTATTCAGCTATTAATTCAGAGGCTACACCTTTTTGCTGTTTTTCATCCATACCATGCGAATATTCATTGATTAACCTTGTTTATTATACTTCTTATAGGTTCGTTTTCTATTTTTATTCATGGATGACATTTTGACAGTACCTCGACCAATGGATGTTCTTTTAGGTTTAGGTTCATAAACAGACTCGGAAACTTTTGATCTTTTAGCCATTAGAATTGTCTATAGTTGGTAGCATCAACACAAGAAAAACGATATTTGTTAATATCATATTCTTTCATTAATAAATGTAATTGAGTTCCCTGAGTTTCACAGGATTTCAAAGAGGGATGTTTTTGGCTGATAGAGACACATTCAGAATTAATACAGAAATATCCAACCAAGAATATGGTTTTAAACATTAAATAAATAGTCTTTTACCACCATAAAGAGCTGGCTAAAGACTGCGACAGCAACAGAATAACCCACTAATTTGATGTTTTTCACATCTTTCTCAATATGAGCTAAATGATTTTCTTTAATCACTTGGATATCTTTTTGTATTAAAGATACCTCTTTATCTAGCTTATTTATTTTCTCTGCTTGGCTGGGCATTTTGTACCTCGTTTAATTTTGCATCTATAGATATTTTTCTAAGTTCATTTAATTTACTTGTCAATAACATTGTTCTTTCACCATCATCAGTAGCAATTAAATATTTCTTTGTCAGGTGCATATTGTGTTTATTTAAATCACAAATTTCCTGATCTCGATCTTTGATATCTTTTCGGAGTTTTCTGTTATCGGATTTTAAATCTTTATTGAGTTGTCTTTGTTTATGAAGTTCGTCTTGAAGTTCTTTAATAGTGGTCATTTAACCCCCTTAATTTGTTCTCGCATCTGCATCTAATAGCCAAGATATTCTGTCTATTTGTTTCTGCATTTTATCATAATCTTTGTGCATTTCCATGATGCGTTGCATATCTTTTTCATTGTTGGCTATTCTACTATCCATTTTAGATATAAACCAAACTAATGATACGGATTGAACTGCAATCGCTAATATGATGCCTATTGTTTTACTATCTAGTTGCATATTTTACCCCTAAAAATATTAATACTGCACCTAATCCTGTCATTAGTGCTTCACTATATTCACCCCAAAAATGACTAGGGTGATTTAATAAATCTGCTGAAATCGTACATAAAAATATAACAAATCCTAAAATGATTTTATTGTCATAATGTTTTTTTAGTAAGGGAATAAAAGATAATACCATAGCAAAAAAACCTGTTAGTATTCCTGTCTTTAATGCTATGAGTATATGTTTAGGTGTTAAAGCAAATATTTGTCCTTGTACCATCAGAATTGCACAAGGCACAGATGCCTCATAAACCCTCTTATAAAATATTTTAAGTTTATGCTCCACAGGAATCACAACCTTCATCACATATGCAAGGCTCACACCCACAAGCGATACAAGGTTCTGCTATCATTATGCTAAATAATTTTGACCTGCGGTGATTGCTGAATTAGCAGAGGTCATATCCTCTGTAGTCCAGAAATCTTTAGCAACCATAATCTCTAAGTGGCGGACATTTCTATCTACACAATCATTTTTATCTTCTTGTGTATCGTCTGCCATTAAAGAACCATCAATGATACCATTGATTAAATCTACACTATCACCCATCGCTGAGTAATGTTGTGCGATTTCTTCGGCTGTTATTTCGTTTTCCATATTATGCTCCTTTATTTCTTA